AGCCCACATGTGTGGGCTCCGCAGGGTTCCTTTTGGGATCCTGTTCATTGTGACTCCCTCGTTACCAAATTGGGATTGCTTTCATGGGTGCACGCTCGAGATCTCGTGATTTGGCTTCGACCGGTGCTGGCTTCGTCAAGTCAGAAACCGGTGCGACCATTTTGACGGGGTTCTCAGGCGTGACTTCCGATGAAAGTTGCGCTGACATTACCATGCCCTACCCGTTTACGACCGATCATTCGTTGACGATCATAAAACGGGAAGTCCTTCCTCTTCGGTTTAATGGGAATGTATCCTCGAACGTCTCAGGAACTGTGAGACGTAATTTCTTGGATTACAATCCTCAGGGCCGCTCTTCTGTGGCCTTTACACCGAGTGCCAGTGCGGTTAACTTTCCGTACTGGAAGACGAAGGCGCTTGCAGGCATGAACCCCTCAAAGCCTAAGGTAAATATCCCTCTGTTCTTATTCGAACTTAGGGAGTTTCCCAAAATGCTAAGAGACCTGGGTAACGTTCTTCGGGGCAAAATAAGACCCCAAGATGTTCCCGGTGGGTATCTTGCCTACAAATTTGGATGGGCACCTCTCGTTAAGGATCTTCTGGAGCTAATGAAGTTTACAAAAGCTACAGAAGCCCGAATGGCTTACTTGCGTAAGCTTGAGAGTGGTAATCGGATCCAGAGGGAATTGTTCTCTGGTCCAACACAGGACTCGGTTTCGTTGACTGAAACGACGGGCGTAGCCCTCCTTAAAGGTGGGTTTGCCTATCGTTACAGGACGCGGACTCGAGAAGATCTGGACGTGTGGTTCACTGCTAATGCGCAGCTGAAATTCGCACTTCCAGAAACCTCTGGTCTCCGGTCTCTATCCAGAAGGATAGTCACTGGACTAGCTTTTCGGCCATACACGGTCTGGGATTATCTTCCCTGGTCGTGGCTGATCGATTATGGAATTAATGTCGGGGATTACATTGAAGCTCAAGACGGACTAACCCAAATGGGTGTCACCCGCTTGTGCATAATGGCCCGGACAACCATAACCACCACAATCTGTGATGTGAAGCTAGATCCGGCGCTTAATGCGTCGGATTCCGTCATGAAGACGGTTAAGAAACAGAGGTCTGTGAGTCAAAATCCCACGCCGCAGATGACCCATACGCCCTTTTTAGATAAAGGGCAGATGGCGATTTTAGCGGCTTTGGTAACGGCTCGCGCCCTTAGAGGAGCGAGAATGTAGCGTTGTGACAACGCCACGTCCCTATAGATGGAAGTTTACCTATGATCGGTGACTCGATTTCCCTGACTTATAATGGTGGCGCAACTGTGCTCACCAAAATCAATCAGGATAACTACGGCGCGGAATATTTCCTCGAATCCGGTACACGTCGCTTTAACATGACGATAAAGCACACGATACCGGCCAGAGGGAAGTCCGGCGAGTCCCATTTGGTTCGACTTGATGTCGAGCTTTATGATGCAAATGGCGTTCTTCTCAGGACGTCGTCTGCATGGACCGTTATCCGAACGGATAATGGTATCCAGGACCAAGAGGAGTGCGAGGATGCAGCCGAAGCTTTGGTTGCATGGCTCACTGCCGCGAACATCACGAAAGTGGTGGGGCGGCAGTCCTAGTTCGTACGGTCTCGATCCCATCTTAAGGGTTCTCGAGCGTACGATTGGGCATATACTCCACGTAGTTAGTGTCACCATCGGTCATAGTCACCCTCAAGAGGCTGACATGAAAAGGACCGATTCAAAGGTAGACCTAAATCTCTACGCTGCCCTGTTTAAAGACATAGCAGCGTGGGATAGTGGTCTGCACTCTGCCTTAGAAGCTGATCTTCAGCGTCTAAGGAGAATTGTCACTACGCGTGGCATACCGTTCATTATGATCGATATGCCGGAGGCGGGTCGACTTGTCGACTTCTCCTTATCGCGTGGTCACCTGTCTGCTCTTTCTTTGCCGAAAACTTTCGGGAAGGTAAAGAGCGGGGGCTCGAGAGAATTTCTCTCTTGCCTTTTCGAACAGGTGTTTGACAATTCCGGGGATCTCTTCTCCGATGTTGACACGACTGCAGTTTACTTTCTCCGCCAGGTTCTTTACCTGGCGAAGAAAGTTAGAAAGGAATGCAGCGATGCATCCGTTCTGGCTGAGGTCGTCGCTTTTCGCACTACTGACGAGCGCCTTCGCAATCCTGTTTTGGACTGGGATTGCGATACTCTGGGTTTCCCAGATAAGCGTTTGTCATTCTGCGATGGCTATCGGAGATCTCCAGACCTTGTCTCCAATGGAGACGCGTGCCCAAGACCTCTACTTGAGATCATGGACAGAGTTTCGGCACGGGTTATCACCCAATTTGCCCAACTCGACTGGAGAGAAATTGAACCCCGTCATGGACCCGGAGCAGTGGCAGATGCAAGAACAGGCACTGACAAGTACCTGTTCCCTTCTTGGCCGGATAAGTTGGATGGTGTTTTCCCATTCACCTATTTCGCCCAATCGAGGGAAGACTTGCATTTTGAGGTTGAACTACCCTATTCCTTGCACGAGCCTCCGTCGCGGCTAATCGCCGTGCCGAAGACCCTGAAAGGTCCTAGGATGATCGCCTCAGAGCCCATAGCCCATCAATTCATACAACTTGGATTGATGGAGTGGTTACGGCATAACCTGCCGCATCCACTACGGACCTGTATCGACTTTCGAGATCAAGCTGTTTCACAACGTGCTTGTATCGAAGCCTCGCTAAGAGAAGATCAAGCCACAGTGGATTTATCCTCTGCGTCTGATCGACTCTCCTGCTGGGTCGTCGAGCGTGTTTTTCAGACGAATCCGTCTGTTCTGCGCGCGTTGCATG